TGTCCAACAAAGAAAATAAAATAGACAAAATGGGTAATCTTGCTTGACATTTGGACAAAACGTCTATAAAATGTTATTAGAACTAGACGAAATGTCTAAAAAGGAAGGTGAGACCATATGAGAGAGGCATTAAAAAAGGCCAGGTTAGCTAAAGGATTATCTATCGAAGAAATTGCTGAAAAAATCGGTGTAACCCCGTCTGTTTTTTATAAATGGGAGGACGGGACAAGAGATCCATTAATGAAAAATGCTAGAAAGGTTGCTGAAATATTAGAAACAAATGTTGAGGAACTTTTTTTTAACAATAAATTAGACAAAACGTCTAGCGAAGTTGCGTGATAGGCCGCGATGATATGAACGAAGCAGAACGAGATGCCTTAAAAGCACAACTGAAAGCAGAGATACTCAAAGAATTGTTTGATGTTTCTGTAAGTAGAAGTCCGAGGCTTTGGGATAAAGTTAGAAAAATGATTGAGGCTGAGCTTGGTGGTTATTCTCCAAAGCAAAAACACAATATCATTAATGGAATTTCAGCAATAGTTAGAAGTCGCCTTGATATAAGGCAAGTTGCAAATATAACGGAAGCTAACTTCCCAATAGCGAAAGATATTGCGGTCAAAGTGTTATGCATCCTAAAAGAAGACAAAGCGGGATAGGAGGTGAGGGAGGATGGATTACAAAGCAGTTTTGGAAGAACAGATTGAAATTTTGCGGGAGCGGCAGAAGGAGTTGGAAAAAGATCGCAGCGATGATGGTACTCAAAAAATAATTACACTTTCTCAACAAATTCATTATCTAGTAAGTCAATTAATGTAAAGGATGGGCTAGACTGGGTCAACAGTCCAGCCCGAGGAAGTTACTCTTTGAGATGGACCATTAATTTTTTATGGTACTTTCTCAAAGATTCATATACTGCTGTTTTAATTATGTCGAGCATATCTTCTTCAGTTAACTTTTTATTGCTGGTAAAAGTTTTGGCTGAATAGGCATTATCAACAATTTTATCAATATCAAACTTTTGGAGATTTATTTCTTTCATTCTCAGCACCTCCTTTCGTAGTGTGATAGCTTGGACAACTACCATTTCTACACAGGGGAGGTAAAACTTGTAAATAAGAGGAGGTAACCATATTGGAAAACCAAGTATTGCCCGAACAAAAGCAGATGATTGAGCTACTTGAATCTCTACTTGCCCAGGTGAGAGGACCATCCGGTCGCCGGTACGAGGATTTGCCGGACATGATGGATATAAACGAGCTTAAGACTTACTTAAATATCGGGATTAATGCCACTAGAGACCTTGTTAAGCTGGATGATTTTCCGAAGTTTCCGTATCTGAATACTCATCTATATCCTAAGGAGCTGGTTAGGGAGTGGATTTATGAGCGGGCAAGAGGGAAGTGGCAGCGGAGGCTCAAGAAGGTAGTTGGGAGTTAGATGAACATACCGCAAATTGTTGTCCCGGAGGATAAGGAGAAAATTAAACGGCAGATAACGGCTTTAGAATATCTGATTTCCAAAGACACCAACGAAAAAGATAGGCAAATTCATAAGACAGCATTAAGAGATCTGGTAAAAATTTTGGAGGAGAAAGGGAGTCCTGACTTGAGTTGAAACAAAGGGGGTCTGCAACACTGTTTGTAAAAAATGTGTAGCAAAGGAGGGAAAAATTGCATGAGGCATTTATATAGGATTTATTTCATTAATGGTACATCAGCGGATGTTGACAGTAAAAGAGGATTGATAGCATTCCTTAAAACGCTTGAGCCTACGCAAATTAGCAAGGTTGTTTATTACAAAGCAAATGGTTTTTGGGTGGATGTGACCAGCATTTATTTAAAAAATAAATGCTGACGCTGTTCAACAATTAAGCGAAATTTGCCCGGAGAAGATCCGGGACTTGAGAGGGGGTGAAGGGGTGAGTGAACGAAGAGTGCTAATAGCTGGTTGTCTGGTGCAGAAAGGGAAAGAGTGGACAAGGTATGTTGGAAAACTGTTAAAAGACGGAAGGCTATATGTTATTCTCAAAGATTTCAATGGGCAAGAAATAGCCGTTCCTAAAAGTGATGTGGAATGGAAAGATGATCGATTTATCTGTCAACCACAGGATAACACGGAACTTACGGCAGTGTAAGGTAGCGCTCATTCGAATTTTGGACAAGTTTTGTCGGAAAGGAGGAATAAGTCGATGTACAAAGGGTACCGCAACATGCAGACCAAAGTAGCTGCAGTAAAGCTTGGAATTCATGAGAGGACTCTTAATCGGTATGAAAGCGAGGGAAATGTTCCCCCGGGTATAGTACTTATGATGGCTCAAGTATACGGTGATAAGAAAATCATTCATGATCACTGCGCTAATATGTGTCCCATTGGGAGGCAGTTTCACCTACGACTAGAGCATAAGGCACTTCCTGAAACGGTATTGGAATTACTTAAAGAATTGACTGACGTTAAGAAGCTGACAGATAATCTTATGGATATTACTTACGATGGCGTAATTGATCAGGATGAGCAGAAGGACTTTGACAGGATCGTAAAGGAGCTTACGCAGTTGGAAAGGGCAATTAAACAGATTAAGCTACATATTTCAAAGAGCAGGCACATCTCGCTTGTAGCTGAAATGAGAACAAAAAAAGAACCTGTGCTCGCAACACAGGCCCTTTGATGGAAGTATTTAAATATTTGTCGCTTTTATTTTATCACTACGAATATAGGTACGCAAGGAGTGATTGGATTGGTAGTAACCGATAACACTACCCAAATGATAAAAAATCTTATGCTGCAAACTCACATAACTACCGAAGATTTCTGTAATTGCTGTCCCCATGGGATTGATGGGATTGATAATATTGAGGATTGTAGCTGTGATGATGAAGATGTATGTCCATTACATGAACTGGGGCTGTTTAAAGAGGAGGGAGCAGATGCTTAAAGTTGATGTCATAAATGGGAATCTGGCCGTGAAACTCGATACTACTCTTGAATTGGAGCGAGATGCAACATGTGTAAAATGCGGGTCTGTGCTTAATCTATCCCTTGGTTATTGTGAGAGCTGCGTAAAACAGCACTTGGAATCGTTTAAGAGTGATTTGGAATATCTGTTGCAGGATTATCCGGATGTGAAACTAGTGCCTAAGGGACCTAACTTAATTATCAGGCATAAGTATGGGGAAGAAATATATTTTTAAGGAGGACGAGCATGAGGCTTAAAAGGATTGAAATCAAAAACTTTGTTGGGATCAGAGAGCTTGCTATTGATGTAGCCAAGATAAATAGATTAACCGGACACAAAGGAAGCGGAAAATCTTCATTTCTTGAAGCTCTTGAAAAAGCATTTACTAATAAAAGCAGCAGGACAGAAATTGTCCGCCATGATGAAGAAGAGGCAACAATATTTATCGAAACTGATAACGGCCTCGAAATAGACCGCAGGATTAGAAATGATCGCGCTGATTATCTCAAAATTAGAAAACCTGGCGAGGCTGTTCCACAGACAGAAGCCTTTCTCAAAAGTCTTATCAATGGTGAAATATTCCGACCACTAGAATTTGTTAAAAAGAGCCCCGATGAACAGGCAAAAATTATTTTGAACATGCTAGAAATTCCTTGGACTATGGATGATATAAATAATTGGTTTAATGAGATACCCAAGGAAATTAATTATGAGGCTCATATTCTACAAGTGTTGAAGCAAATAGAAAAATCTTACTATGACCAAAGAGAAAATGTTAACCGTGAAATCTCTGTCTTGAAGGCTCAAATTAAAGGCATTAAGGATGAACTTCCTGCTAATTATGACGGTGAATTTTGGAGAAATAAAAGCATTCAGGGGCTCTATACAAAGGTTGCTGAAGCAGAAGAAATTAATAAAAAGGTTACGGCCGCTAGAAATATTATCGAAAACCTACAGGATAGGATTGCTGCAATAAAGTCCGAGGCTGAAAAGGATAAGCAGGCTAAGAAATCAGATTTTGAGAGTCAGCGGACAGAGATTAAGGAATATAAACAATTTCTATCAAACAAAATTGAAAAGTCCGAGGAAATAATTGCTCAGTCTGATGTTAAGATTGCTGAATCTGAAAAAATGTTGGATCTTGAATTGCAGAATGAAATTGAGAAACTAAAGGCTGAATACGAGAAGAAAAAACTTGAAGCTAGAAAGGCTGTTCAAATGGACGTACAGCACAGGAAGGAAAGCATTTCCGAACATAAGCAATTGTTATCTGCCAAAGAGCAGGAACTGACCAATATATCTCAGTTAGAGCAACAGTCCTTGGTGAGCATAGATGAAAAAGCGGCCGAGAAAATCGAAACTGAAAAAGCTAAGGTTGGTAATGCTCAGGAAGTTCTTAAGGATAACCAAGAAACCGATGTTGAGCCTCTAAGAAAAGAAGCTAATGAGGTTGCCAATATGCAAAGCTATCTGAGGGAATATGACAGAATGGCTGACATGATTAAAACCAAGTTAGCTCCTAGGCAGGAATCAAGCGAAACCTTAACTGCGAGGATAAAAAAAGCCAGGGAACTACCTATGGAACTCTTGAAGATAGCTGCTGTGCCTATTCCTGGTATCACTGTAGATAACGATGGATTAATTAGGATTGGAAAGACTCTTATTGGCGGTTTGTCAGAGGGAGAGCAGTTGGAATTGGCATTTAGAGTTGCCAAGGCTCAGTGTGGTCCACTAAAAGTAATCTGTCTGGATGGTATCAATAAGATAAACAATAGGGATCGGATCTGGATTGAAAATGAAATGCAGGTTGATGAATACCAATACTTTGTTACTTCCACCGAGGATGGAGAACTTCAAATTGAAACCAAGGAGGGTATTGCCTAATGAGTGATTTCGAAATGGGTTTGCAGAAAAAAAAGAATGTTTCGGATAATATGGCTGTTCAGACTATGGTTGGGAGATATATGCAAGAGGTCCAAGGCATGGTATTTATGGCAAAGCAATTCCCGCGTAACCAATATGATTCATGGGAAAAAATTAAGGAGTCATGCAAAAGGAAAACCTTGGCTGAATCTGCACAATATGAATATCCTCGTGGCGGTGAAAAGGTGTCAGGTCCATCTATTAGGTTAGCTGAAGTAATTGCTCAATGTTGGGGCAATATGAGCCATGGTGTAGTTGAATTGGAGCAAAAGCTTGGAGAAAGTTTAGCAATGGCTTTTGCTTGGGACTTAGAAACAAATACTCGGGTTGAAAAAATATTTACCGTGAAGCATGAAAGAAAAGCAAGAGGATCCATTACAAAATTATCTGATCCTCGGGACATCTATGAGTTAGTTGCAAATATGGGAGCTAGACGGCAGAGGGCATGTATATTGGCTGTTATCCCTAAAGATATTACGGATGCTGCGGTTGAAGAGTGCGAAAAAACTTTAAAGGGTGACAATAAAGAGCCGATAGGTGATCGCATTAAAAAGATGCTGGACAAGTTTAAAGAGTACGGCGTAACCCGCGAAATGGTTGAAAAGCGTGCCGGCTATAAGGTTGAACTGTTTACTGAAAAAGACGTATTGAGTCTAGGCAAAATATATAACTCACTTAAAGATGGCATAGGCAAAAGGGAAGATTATTTTGATGTTGATAAGCCATCACAGGCAACAAACAGTGACTTAGGAAAAGAATTTGAACAGCATAAAAATGAGCAGGAGAAAACTAACGAGGAACAGGGCTCATTGAACTTTGACCAGGGGGGTGCAACTGATGGAACTAACAAAAAGTAATTATCACTCTCTTGAAGCGGAACGGGCGTATATGTCCCGTTCCCAGTACCTCGGCTTTATAAAATGCGAAGCTCAGCAGATGGCAAAACTTGCGGGTGAATGGAGACAGGAAACCTCGGATGCATTTTTGGTTGGCTCTTATGTTCATGCGTGGAACGAGGGCAGCAGGAGAGAATTTATTGCGGAGCATCCAGAAATGTTCACCAAGGCTGGTGATCTAAAAGCTAACTTTAAAACTGCTGACCTAATGATTGCTACCCTAGAGGCCGACCCTCTTGCTATGTATATGCTACAGGGTGAAAAAGAAAGGATTTTCACTGCCGAGTTTACAGGCGTTTTATGGAAAGTTATGACCGATGTTCACAACAAGGAAAGGCGAAGGATGGCGGAGCTAAAAACTACCAAGAGTATCATTGAGACCACTTGGAGCCAAGAACACGGCGGGCGAGTGTCATTCGTTGAGCAGTATAATTATTTGCTTCAAGCGGCTTTATATACGGAGATTGAGCGAAGAGCAAACGGTAGGCAGGAAGGGGATTGGCTAGAGTATTATATGGTCGCTGTCTCCAAGGATAATGTTCCTGATAAAGAGGTAATTGACCTTAGGGATCCCGATAGGTATCTAGTGGAGTTAGCCCAAGTTGAAGAAAATATGCCAAGGATACTGCAGGTTAAGTCTGGACTGGTGGAGCCGGTCAGGTGTGGACGGTGTGATTACTGCAGAAGTACTAAGATTTTGACTGGGGCTATACATTACTTGGCTTTGGGTGCTTAAGTAGGGAGGTGGTCAATTGTATATAAGCTATAACGATTTACAAATAGAACAGAGTCGCGATTTGGACTATAAAATTAATAAAGCTGTAGAAGCTATCCGTTCTGCATTAGTAGTATGTAAACACCGGCCTGCAATAGCTTTTTCAGGTGGTAAGGATAGCACTGTACTATGGCATATAATATTGACGTACTTCCCGGAATGGGCAAATAGATTTGTGATTATATACGGTAACACTGGGGTGGAATATCCCGAATGCTTAAAATTTGCTCGGCAGTTGGGAAAAGAATGGGGTAAAGGAAGTTTCTATGAAGCTACTCCGGAAAAAACAGAACGGGAAGGACTTAAATATGAAGCCCAACAAAAGGTGCTGAATTACTTAATTACAACAGGCGGGATTAAAGATGCTTTAAAAGATGATGGCAAACTAAAGAGTACTGCAACTTTAGAAAATGCATGTCCTAGTCATTTGCGTCAGAAATTTGAAAAAGAAAGATTAATCTGGCCGGAAGGTACCACTAAAAATTATTGGTGGTGTATAGACCAGTATGGATGGCCATTGCTAGGCAAGGCAGCTTCTAAGTTAAAGGCCAGACGTATTAATATTGATTGTTTTCTCCAATTTTCAGAGAGCCAGAGTGATGACCCAAAATTACTAGCCTACTATGAGTTATTAAAACAGGTTAAATTCTCCCAGGCTTGTTGTGACATCTTAAAAAAAGAACCAAGTGAATGCTTGCAAGTTAAACTCAATGTGGAT